AATTGAAGATAATGGGGTTAGAGAAACGGATGAACATTATAGGGATTTAATTGATTTTACTATTACAACATTAATTAAAAGACATGGCCATAAAGCGGGTACAATAGAAAAAATATCAGGATCTACAGATGAACGTATTCAGCAAATATTAACTATTACAGGACTTTAACATATTTATAATAAAACCCAATACTAATGAAAAAATCCGAGTTAAAATCATACATTAAGGAAAATATTATTAATACCCTTGAACAGGAAGAAAATAAAATCTCACCTGAAGATGTAAAATCCCAACAATCATATAATGCTGAACTTAAAAAAACAGTTGACTTACAAAAACAATTAGGAGAAGACGAAGATGTAGATGATAAAGATGCAGTAGCCCAAGCTAAGGCAGCAAGGGGTAAATTTAAAAAATTAGATATAGCGGTTAAAGCACTAAAAGATATTACTACTAATATGAAATCATTAGCTAGAAAATATAGTGCAGCGGATGAAAGTGATAAAGAAGTCATTAAAAATGAATTAAAACAAAAGACTTCCAAAAAGAAAGAATTAGAATCATTAGTTGCAAAGTTAGAAAAAGATGCTATCTAAAGAAAGATTCATTACTTATAGTTTAATTTTTCTTTTAGGAGGTGCCTTAATATATTTTGTCCTTCTAGGAGATGAGGAGTATGTTGTAGATTATAACACCAAAATAGAAAAACTAGAATCAAAAGTAGATTCTTTACATAATATAAATAGTAATTTAGTATTTAAAATTGATACATTAAACCAACAAGTAGTAAAGTTAGACAAGGAAATATATCAACAAGATAGAAAAATTGTCACCTTAAAATATAAAGTAAATGAAAAAGTTAATTCCGTTGATAGTTTTAATGATGATGAACTTACAAAGTTTTTCTCAGACAGATACAAAGACAGATTCATTAAAAACGATTCAATTAAATAAACCCATAGTTCGTCTAGTAATTAAAGATTTAATACAAGGGGATGGTAATAAAAAAGAATTAATAATAGTTAATAATAAAATTAACTTATTAGAAAAAAAAGTTGTTATTAAAGATAGTGTTATAGATAAATTAAACGAAAGAGTTTTGAATTTTGAGAGTATGTTAAATACTAAATCAAACCAGATAATCTTATCACAAGAACTTTCTTTAAGGCTTCAAACAGATCTAAAAAAACAAAAAGTTAAAACTAAATTAATGTCTGGGGCGGGTATAGTAGCTGTAATAGGTATTTTATTATTATCAAAATAATATGTCTGATTTAAAAAAAGTAATACGTCAAGAATACCTTAAATGTGCCCAGGATCCCGTGCATTTTATGCGTAAATACTGTTATATACAGCACCCACAACGTGGTCGCATACAGTTTAATCTATTCCCATTTCAAGAAAAGGTACTCAGCTTATTTCAAGACAACCCCTATTCAATAATATTAAAATCTAGGCAGCTAGGTATATCAACACTATCAGCAGGTTATTCTTTATGGATGATGACATTTCATAAGGATAAAAATATTCTTTGTATAGCAACTAAACAGGAAACAGCTAAAAATATGGTTACGAAAGTAAAATTCATGTATGAAAATTTACCTTCATGGCTTAAGATTGATGCCGCTGAAAATAATAAATTAAACCTCCGATTATCAAACGGGTCTCAAATTAAAGCTACATCAGCATCAAGTGATGCGGGTAGATCCGAAGCAGTATCTTTGCTACTAATTGATGAGGCTGCTTTTATTGACAATATTGGAGAAATTTGGGCATCAGCACAACAAACATTAGCAACGGGTGGTGGGTGTATAGCATTAAGTACACCATATGGTACTGGTAATTGGTTTCACCAAACATGGACAAGAGCGGAAGCAAGGGAAAATCAATTTTTACCTATAAAGTTACCTTGGTATGTACATCCTGAAAGAGATCAAGCATGGAGGGATCAACAAGATCAATTATTAGGTGATCCTAGAATGGCAGCACAAGAGTGTGATTGTGATTTTAGCACATCAGGTGATATTGTATTTTACAATGAATATATAGAATACTATGAAAAATCCTTTATCAAAGAACCCTTAGAAAGAAGAGGAGTTGATAAAAATTTATGGGTATGGGAAAATGCTGATTATACTAGAGATTATTTAGTTGTAGCAGATGTATCTAGAGGTGATGGAAAAGATTATTCTGCATTTCATGTAATAGATGTTACTAATAATGTTCAAGTAGCAGAATATAAAGGACAATTAGGTACTAAAGAATTTGGACATTTATTAGTTGGTATAGCTACTGAATATAATGAAGCTTTATTAGTAATAGAAAATGCAAATATAGGTTGGGCATCAATTCAAGTAGTAATCGAACGTAATTACCCTAATTTATATTACTCACAAAAATCAGAGGGCACAAACATTAATTCTTATTTTGATAAATTCCAAGACCATTCAAAAATGGTAGCAGGTTTTACTATGTCTTCAAGAACTCGACCTATGGTAATAGGAAAATTTCAAGAATATATTAGTGATGGGGGTGTAACAATCCAATCTAAAAGATTAATTGAAGAAATGAAAACCTTTATTTGGCGTAATGGGAGACCAGAAGCACAAACAGGATACAACGATGACTTAGTTATGTCTTTTGGCATGGCTATGTACATTAGAGATACAGCTCTTAAGTTTAGACAAAGAGGTATCGATATAACAAAACAAACATTAAACAATATGAAAGTCAACAGAACTCCTTATCAGGCGGGTTATGGCGTAGGTCACACGAAAGTTAAAAATCCCTACCAAATGAACACACCAGATGGCAATGAGGATATTAGTTGGTTATTATAGTAATATTTATAACAATAATTATATATTAATATGGCAGATAAAAGCGTATTTTCAAGACTAAGAAGGTTATTCTCAACAGACGTAGTAATACGAAATGTAGGGGGAAAACAAGTCAAAACTATCGATTCAGGACATATCCAATCCAGTGGGGAATATGAAACCAATGCTTTAGTAGACAGATTTAATAAAGTATATTCTAGTGCCCCAACATCATTACTTGGTGCTCAATTTAATTTGAATTACCAATACTTAAGAACAACTTTATACTCAGAATATGATGTAATGGATACAGATGCAATTATTGCTTCTGCTCTAGATATTATAGCTGATGAGTCCACACTTAAAAATGATATGGGTGAGGTGTTACAAATTAGAAGCTCAAACGAAGACATTCAAAAAATACTTTATAATTTATTTTATGATGTTTTAAACATAGAATTTAATTTATGGATGTGGGTTAGACAAATGTGTAAATATGGTGATTTTTTCTTAAAGTTAGAAATAGCAGAAACATTTGGTGTTTATAATGTAATTCCATACACTGCGTATCATATTGAAAGATTAGAAGGTAACAACCCTGATAATCCTGCTGAAGTATTATATAAATGGAATCCTGATGGGTTTGCAGGTAGTTCTTATGGTTATTATAATGTACCTAACCAAGGTGCAGATAATGGTCCAGGTATTACTTATGAAAATTATGAAATGGCCCATTTTAGAATGGTAGCGGATGTTAACTACCTTCCCTATGGTAGATCGTATATTGAGCCAGCAAGAAAATTATACAAACAATATTCATTAATGGAAGACGCGATGTTAATTCACAGAATTGCTCGTGCCCCAGAAAAAAGAGTATTTTATGTAAACGTTGGTTCTATACCTCCAAATGAAATAGAAGCATTTATGCAACAAACTATTTCAAGTATGAAACGTACTCCTATGATGGATGAAAAAACAGGTGAATATAATCTAAAGTACAATATGCAAAACATGCTTGAAGATTTTTATATACCAGTTAGAGGCAATGATAGCGCAACTAAAATTGATACAACACCAGGTTTATCATATGATGGTATACAAGATGTTGAATATTTAAGAGATAAATTATTTGCAGCACTTAAAATACCTAAAGCATTTTTAGGATATGATGAAAATATAGAAGGTAAAGCCACATTAGCAGCCGAAGATATTAGGTTTGCTCGTACAATTGATAGAATACAAAGAATAATACTATCAGAATTAAACAAAATAGCATTAGTTCATTTATACACTCAAGGTTATACTGATGAAACATTAACTAATTTTGATTTATCAATGACTACTCCATCAATTATATTTGAACAGGAGAAAGTTGAGTTAATGAAATCAAAATCTGAATTAGCAGGTACACTATTAGAACAAGGTTTAGTACCATCTGATTGGATTTACCATAATGTATATCACTTTAGTGAAGACCAATATGATGAATACAGAGACTTAGTTAGGGAAGATGCTAAACGTAAATTTAGAGTTGACCAAATTAAAGCTGAAGGTAACGATCCAGTATCAACAGGTAAATCATATGGTACTCCTCACGATTTAGCTTCATTATATGGTATGGGAAGAACACAATCAGATCCAGCAAATGTACCAGATGGTTATGCTGATGATTTAGAGTTAGGAAGACCTAAAGATGGTATTACAAAACGTGGTAAACAAGATAGTAACTTTGGAAAAGACCCCTTAGGAACTAAACGAATGAAAGATACAGATAAAAACGAAGGTAGTGGTATGTCTAATTTAAGAGAATCGACAAGTGCCCAAGTAACTTATCTAAAAAACAAAGATATGTTTAAATCTTTAAATAAGAAAAAACTAATTTTTGAAGAAGACAAAAAAGCTTCATCTTTACTTGATGAATCTCAACTAAAAGACTAATATTTATAAATAAATATATTTTTGATGAAAATAAAACACTCAAAGTATAAAAATACTGGCATACTATTTGAACTGCTAGTAAGGCAAATAACAGCCGATACTTTAAAAGGCGTAGACTCACCAGCAATTAACCTACTAAAAGAAAACTTTGTAAAAAGTGAACTTGGACGTGAATACAAATTATATGAATCCGTTTTAAAATCTAAAATATTAAGTGAAAGTAGAGCTAATTTATTGATTTCTACCATTTTAGAAAATTCTAAAAAACTAAATAGAACTTCATTAAAGAAACAAAAATATAATTTAATTAATGAGATTAAAAAACATTATAATTTAGAATCATTTTTTGGTTCTAAAATAAATAATTATAAAGAAATAGGTTCTATTTATACTTTATTAGAAAGTTATAACAACCCTGAAATTACTGATTTAGACCAAATTAATAATAATAAAATCACATTATTAGAACATTTAACTAAACAGGAATTAAAAAAAGATAGTAAAGATCAATTATTGAATGAATTTTCAGAGTATGATAAAGATGTTAGATCACTAACATATAGAATATTATTAGAAAAATTTAACGATAAATATGATAATTTAAGTGTTGATCAAAAACAAGTACTTAAAGAATTTATTTATTCTGTAGATTCAACCCCTAGTTTAAGAAACTTTTATAATTCTAAAATAAAAGAATTACATTCTTTATTAGAAGAAACAGGGAACAATATTAAAGATAAAGCTACACAAATTAAAGTACAAGAGGTTTCAAAATTACTAGTTGAATTAGATAAAACTGATAGGGTAGATAGTGATAATCTAGTTGACTTACTTCAATATTATGAATTAATTCAAGAAATTAAAACAGCAAATGGCGTTCAAATATAAAATTAAAGAAGCTTCTCCTAATTTAGCCCAACAGGGCAATTATAAAATAGGTGATATAACATATTCTAAAGATGGAAACACTAGATTTACTGTTGATTCTATTAACCCACAAACGGGTCAAGTAGGATGGAAAGTTTCTGAATTACCTAACTTTGACAAATTATTTGATGAGGTAACTGATGCATCTGCAACAGCTAAAGGGGTTTATACTAAAACAAAAGATGATGAAAAATTTAGAGAAATTTATGACGATCTTAGGTTAATAAAAAATAAATTAAGAACTCATCTACGCAGGGAATACCCTGAAGATTATAAAAGAATGACTATATCAGAAAATGATGTGGAAGAAGTATCTATGTCCGGAGCAGCTGGAGCTTATAATACACCTTATGCATTTAATAAAAATAAAAAAGCAGATGGAACCGATGATGATTCAGCATATACTTCTATTGGATACAAACCAGTAAAAGAAAAAGTACAAAATATAATTAGAAAAAAACTTGGAAAAGCACCTAAAGCTAAAAAAGTAACATCTAAACAAAAAATGAAACTACCTTCAGGTATGGTTAGTTCTTTTGGTATTGCTGAAGGTAAAGATAATCCGGGTGCAGATTTAGGACCTGGACCTAAAGCTAGTGAAGATGGGGTAAAGGATAATTATTTAGTAAAAGCATTTAAATACCAATTAGTCCCTAAAAATAAAAAAGGAACTTACGTACAAAAAGGCTCATCTATGCCAGTTCGTAAACTTTGGGGATAAGGCCAATATTTATAATATGAGATACAGAATTGTAAAAGAAGAAGAAAACAAAGCTAAAGAATTCCAACAAGAACGCATTAACGCATTTGATGGATTAGAAGCAAGAATCGATGATATTAAAAAATTATTACGTCAAGCAAAAATTGAAACAATAAAAACCTATAGAGACCAACCAAAAACCTATGCGGTAATTAAACCCACAGACTTAATTGGAGATTTTTTAAAGGACATAGAAACACTATTAGAAAAATAATATGAAAACACTACAAGAACATTACAATTTAATTAAAGAAGGAAAAGGAGCAAAAGATGTGTTCCTTAAAGAAGCTAAACTTCAATACCCTTCAATGATTAATAATGCTGCCAATTTTACACAAGCATCTAATATTTTAAAAAGAAGAAGTGTAATTCAAGAAAACTATGTAGATTTAAAACCTATTAGTTCATGGGAAGCACCTGCTAAACCAACTTGGGAAACTAAATTTAATAATTTTTTAAATGAAGCTGGAGATAAATCATTAAATCCTATTGTTAATAACGATATGAAATTTAATACTAAGGAACAAGATGAAAAAATATCAGCTGATCCTAAATTAAAGTTTGAAATGAAAAGTGGTGGTGTTGGTTCTTACAAAGTAGCAGATTCAGTTGAAAATATAGAATCACATAATTATGATTATTCTCCTGTAGTAGATAATATTAATAATGTTAATGGGCAAGAAATGCTAAACGGAGTATACGTTGAAACTAAATACAATCCAGAATTAACATTAGAAGAAGCACAAGCTTTAGCAGTTAAAAACTTAGCTAAAGATCCATTACATTATGTAAAAAATGGACAATTTGGAGTTAAAGATTTAGGATATCAACAACCAGCAGTACAAGAAAATGATGGTAAAACCTATGGAGGTAGTGGATATAGTGATAAATTAAAAGACACGGATAACAATTGGGCAGTAGTAAAAGAGTCAGTTCAAAAAGTAGTTAAAGAAAACCTTGTAATAGGTAAAGGAAATCCAAACTCATTAGCTTCACTATCAGGTGAAGTAATAAAACAAATGATGAATGAACAAGGATTACAATGGACATCAGTTGCTCCAATACCTGTAAAAGAAGCAGAAAGTTTACAAGACTTTGAAACTGAAAAACCAATGGAACCTAAAGTAAAAGAATCCGCTGTTGATAAAGCAATAGATGCTTCTCAAGACAAAGCAGGTATGGAAGAAGAATCAAGACCTGATTATCCGGATGTTGATGGAGATGGTGATACTAAAGAACCAATGGCTAAAGCAGCAAAAGAAAAAAAGAAAAAAATGAAAAAAGAAACAATAGATACAAAATTAGCAGAAATAGGAAAAGAAGCTGAAGCCGTAAAGTTAGAAGCTCAATTAGACTATTTACATGAATTTATTCAAGAAAAAGTAGACAGAGTAGCTTCAATTAACGAGGATGAAAATCTTAGTGAATTAATTGATAAGTCTAAGATGAAAGAAATGCAAAGAGAGATTAAACTTTTAGAGAAAAAGAAAGCTGGCATGGAAAAAATCTATGAAAAATCTTGTGGTAAAAAATATAGTAAACAAGAAGTAGTAGGTGAAGAAGAAGTAGAAGAATCTTTTGATAGTGTAGTTGACAAAATTGAAAAATCAGGTAAATCAGAAGAAGATGCTAAAAAAATAGCAGGGGCTATTAATAGAGATCACGTAGGAAACTATAAATAAAATAAAGTTATACATGAAGACATTACTAATAGAAACGCATGCGTTTAAGGCATCCCCAAATCAGTTAACAGAAAATATTTCTGATGCTGGTAACTTATTAGTCGAAGGAGTATTAGCAACGGCAGAAGTTAAAAATGGTAATGGTAGATATTATTCTAAAGGTCTTTGGGATAGGGAAATGGACAAATATTCTGAATTAATTGAACAAAGACGTTCAATGGGAGAATTAGACCACCCTGAATCTTCAGTAGTTAACTTAAAAAATGTATCACACTTAATATCTGAATATTGGTGGGATGGAGATAATGTAATGGGTAAAATAGAAATTTTACCTACACCTTCAGGAAATATACTTAAAGAACTAATTAAACATGGTGTTACCGTAGGTGTATCATCAAGAGGTATGGGTTCATTAGAACAAAGAGGTGGTGTAATGGAGGTTCAAGATGATTTTGAACTATTATGTTGGGATTTTGTCTCAACTCCTTCAAATCCAGGATCATACATGCATAGCATTAAAGAAGGAAAAGAAATGGTTAACTACAATTACACTAAAGTTAATTCATTAATACACGAAATCCTTTGTTCAAAAGGGTCTTGCCCAATAGTGTAATTTCTAAAAATACTCATATACGTATAACCAGAATACATCATGAATATCTTATATGATGTCGATATATAATTAATACTTATTACGATTCTTAATAATCGTATTTCACAAACAAAATTTTGGGAACTATGGCAACAAACAGAGATTTGCTAAAAGAAGCCATTGCCGATGCAAAGTCCGTTAAGGAAGTAGCAATCGCTAATGCAAAACTTGCTCTAGAAGAAGCTTTCACTCCACACCTTAAATCTATGCTATCTGCAAAGTTAGATGAAATGGATAAAGAGGATGATGAAGTAAAAGAATCTGAAGAGGAAGTAAAAGAAATGGACGCTCCTAGCTTTGAAAGAAAAAATTCACCTGCTGGTGATTCAATTGATACTGCACCACGTAAAGTGGGAACATCAACAGTACAAGAAGATGAAGAAGTAGATGAAGATATAAATCTTGACGAACTATTAGCTGAACTTGAAGACTCTAAAAAGGGTAACAAAGAAGAGCAGAAAAAAATGGAAGGCGCTATCAGAGATGATAGAGACCACATTAAGAGTCTTGAAAAAGACCTCGCAGACGACGAAAAGAAATTAGCTAAATTAAAAGCTGATAAGAAAGAAGACGTAAGCGAAAATGCTATTTTAACTACTGAAGAAGAAGACGAAGACATCAAAGAAGATGAACGTACTGACGCTGAAGAAGAAGGCTTTTTAGACGGTGAAAAAGACGAAAAGGAAGACATGGAAGATGGTCTTGAAGATGAAGAAATTGATCTTGAAGATATGTCTGAAGATGACCTTAAAGGCTTTATTGAAGATGTCATTAAAGACATGGTCGCAGGTGGAGAAATTGAACCAGGCGATGAATTCGTAGAAGACGAAGTAGACGTAGAAGACGAAATTGACATCGAAGATGTTGAAGACGTAGACGTAGACATTGAAATCGACGAAGTTAAAAAAGATGACAAAGACGAGTTAGACGAAATGTCTAATCCAGTTCAAAGAAAAGGTGACGATGAGAAAAAGGACGGTAAGTTCAAAAAGGAATCTAAACCAGAAATGGAAACTGAAAAAATGCGTAAAATGGAAGAAGATTTAGAATCTGCAATCAGTTCAGTAAATGAATTAAAAGCAGAACTTAATGAAGTAAATCTATTAAACGCGAAACTACTTTATACTAATAAAATTTTCAAAGCTAAAAACTTAACAGAAAGTAAAAAAGTAAAAGTATTAAAAGCATTTGACAAGGCTCAGGATGTAAAACAAGCAAAAACAATTTACACAACATTAAACGAGGGATTACTTGACAGTACGAACATGGTTAATAGAGTAAAAGGTTCAGCTTCGAAAGCTAGTGGTTTAGAACCAAAAGCGACGTCAGCAAAACAACCTATTATCGAATCAAATGACGTTTTCAACCGTATGCGTAAGCTTGCGGGATTAATTTAAAAAAACATTAACTAAAATTTAAAACTATTTATTATGAGCTTAAATTCTCTATTAGAAAGCGCTAACCCATATCACTCGGTACAGAGTGATGCTGCTAGGTTAGCCACAAAATGGGAAAAAACAGGTTTATTAGAAGGTTTAGATGGTTCCCATAAAAGTAACATGGGTATCATTCTTGAAAACCAAGCTAAACAACTTGTTGTCGAATCTTCTCAAACAGGTGGAGGAAATGCATCTTCAGGTACATTTCAATCACAAACTGCTGTAAACATTGGTGGTCAATGGGCAGGAGTTGCTTTACCATTAGTAAGAAAAGTATTTGGTCAAATCGCTGCAAAGGAATTTGTTTCGGTTCAACCAATGAACTTACCTTCTGGTCTTGTATTCTTCCTAGACTTCCAATATGGTACTAACAAAGCACCATTTACTGCAGGTCAATCACTTTATGGAAACGGTAGCGTTGCTACTAACCCATTTGGTAATACAAACGCAGGTGGATTATACGGATCAGGTAGATTCTCATATTCTACACAAACAACTTCAAGCTTAAAAGCTGGTGTTGCTGCTGCTACTGCATCTTGGGGTAACCTAGATTATGATTCAGATTATTCTGCATCAGTTGCTAACAACGAGTATAGATTAATTACTTTTAACACTTCAAGTTTTGCATACATAGACGCTACTGCTGTAAAATCATTCCAACTTTATTCAGGTTCGGCTACTGCAATTCAAGTAAATGCATTTAGTACAAGCCAAAACGGACAGATCTCATTTGTAGTATCTGCTTCTGATTGGGTTACAGGTGGAGCTACTGAAAGTGCATTAGTTTCTTTTTCTTTACAACCAACTGATCAATACAGAGGTGACTTTGAAGCGGGTAATTCATTACCAAACGGAAACAATAACCTAACAGGTTCTTACTGTTGTCCAGCACAAACAATTCCAGAAATCAATGTACAGATGAAATCATCTGCTATCGTTGCTAAAACTAAGAAATTGAAAGCTGTATGGACGCCAGAATTTGCACAGGATTTAAATGCATATCATGCATTAGATGCTGAAGCTGAATTAACTTCAATCTTAAGCGAGTACATTTCATTAGAAATTGACTTAGAAATCTTAAGTATGTTAATTACTAACGCTGCTGCAGGAACTGAAGTATGGTCAGCTGTTAACAACACATCTATTACAAGCGCAGGTGCTGTAAGTGATCTAGGATTTTACAATTCTCAAGGACAATGGTTCCAAACATTAGGAACTAAAGTTCAAAAGTTAAGTAACATTATCCACCAGAAAACTTTAAGAGGTGGTGCTAACTTTATGGTAGTTTCTCCAACAGTTGCTACAATAATTGAATCTATACCAGGATTTGCATCTGATTCAGATGGAGATGCTGCTAAAGCTTCTTATGCATTTGGTGTACAGAAAGTAGGTCAATTAAACGGAAGATATAAAGTTTACAAAAACCCTTACATGACTTCTAACATTATGTTATTAGGATTTAGAGGTGGACAATTCTTAGAAAGTGGTGCTGTATTTGCTCCATATATTCCATTAATTATGACTCCATTAGTATATGATCCAGACACGTTTGTGCCTAGAAAAGGTCTATTGACTAGATATGCTAAGAAAATGGTAAGACCAGAATTTTATGGTACTATCGAAATTTCAGGTTTAAATACTCTATAATAAGAGATTAAACTAGATTTTAATAAATTAGAGGCGCTTTTGCGCCTCTTTTTTTTTGTTTATAATAATAAAGAAATTTTCAATATTTATAACAAAATACTAATACTATGAATGTACCAATTTGGACAGGAACATCAACATTTGCGGCAGGTGCAACACCTTTTGGTTTTTATGATGCACAAGCAGATTTTGATACCGATGCAGATAAAGTAGCTGATTTTTGCGCAAGAAGATTAGGTTATCCTTTAGTTGACATTGAATTACAATCAGGGTCGTTTTATACCGCTTTTGAAGAAGCCGTAACTACGTATGGAAATGAGTTATATGCTTATAAAGTAAGAGATAATCAATTAACATTAGAGGGTCTTAAAACAGGGTCGGGTCCTTTAAATCAGGCTTTAATAACCCCATCATTTGAACCTATAGTAAGACTTACAGAAATGTATGGTGCTGAAGCAGGATCAGGTGGTAATGTACCTTATTATTCAGGGTCATTTGGTTTAACTTCAAGCATACAAGATTATGATTTTGAGACATTTATGTCATCAAGTAAAATAACAAGTTCATTAGGTACAGGTTTAGCTGCCTTTGGATCATCAGGTTTAGAAGTTAAAAGAGTATTTTATCAAGAACCATTACCAGCATCTGCTATATTAATGGATCCTTATAATGGATTCGGATTTGGAGGAGCTATAGCTGCAGGCATTGCAGGAGTAGGAGGTTTTGGAGGAGGAGAAGGTTTCTTAATGATGCCTTTAAATTATGATTTACAAGTTATTCAATCTATTGATATGAATAGACAAGTTAGAAGAAGTAACTATAGCTTTGAAATTAGAAATACTAAATTAAGAATATTCCCAATACCCAATTTTAGTGGTGCAAATGGGGGTTGTGATGGATGTTGTGAACGTAACATTTGGTTTGAATATATTATTAGAGATGAAAGAATAGAAGGTTCAGTTAAAAAAACACCTACACAAGTAACAAATGTTTCAAACACTCCCTATGAAAATCCAAATTATGATTATATTAATTCAATTGGTAGACAATGGATTTTTGAATACACATTAGCAATATCAAAAGAAATGTTAGGATATGTAAGAGGAAAATATAGCAGTATACCTATCCCTAATGCTGAAGTTAATTTAAATCAAGGTGATTTACTAACAGCAGCCACATCTGAAAAGACGGCCTTACTTGAAAGATTAAGAAATTATTTCGACGAAACATCAAGACAAGCATTATTAAATCGTAGAGCATCTGAAGCCGAATCTAAAATGATCGAGTTACAACAAGTGCCTTACACAATCTATATAGCATAATATGGCAATGTTCACAACCCAGAGAGATATGTCTCTGGTTAGAAAGTTAAATAGAGAACTGATGGGTAATATTATTACTCAACAGTGTTCTTTATATCAGTTTAAATTAGAAGAAACTAAAGTTAATTTATACGGAGAAGCAGACGCTGAAAAATATTATAATGGTCCCTTTATATTTAACGTTTTAATAAACAGAGAAAACCAACAGTATGTTGATAACATAGAAGGAGTTCAATTTGGTCAAGGTATTGAGTTTTATTTCTTTAGAGATGACTTAGTAGATTCTGACGTTGTACCTAGAGTTGGAGATATTGTTTTATATCAAGAATCATATTATGGAGTACAAAGTACAGTAGCTAACCAATATTGGGGAGGTAAAAACCCAGCATATCCAAATAACGTTAATCCACTTAATCCTGGATTGGAAGGTTTTGGTAATAATTTATCAATATTAGTTTCAACTTATTATATTCCTGCTGACAAAGTAGCAATTTCACCATATTTAGAAAGAATGTAATGGCAAAACCTAGAAAACCCACACCCAAAACCCAAAAACAAATATCTGTTTCAAAGCAAAAAGCTTTTGAAGGTATTGAAGACCAAGGTATTCTAACTAATCCTAATTCTGCTGATGGGCATGAAAATGCTAATTATCAAGATACAGGAATAAGTTACAACAGGTCTGAAGAAATGAGTTTTAAAGGTGATAAAACAAAACAGTATTCTGTTGGTATACAAGACTTAGATGAAGCTGTATTTTATTACTTTCAAAATGTAATTAAACCTTTTGTAATACAAAACGGTACTAGAAGAGAAGTACCCGTAATTTATGGTGCCCCTGAAAGATGGAAATCATTTCAACGTGATGGATATTATAGAGACAAATCAGATGCAATCATGTTACCTATTATTGTAATTAAAAGAGATACAATTACTAAAGATAGATCAGTAGCCAACAAATTAGATTCTAACCAACCTAATTTATATGGTACATGGTCTAAATCATATGGTGCAAGTAATTTTTATGATAATTTTTCTTTATTAAACAATAGAAAACCCGTTGAATCCTACCATGTAGTAGCACAACCGGATTATGTAACATTAGAATATAGTTGTCTTATACAAACTTATTATATGTCTCAATTAAATAAGATTATTGAAGCATGTGAGTATGCATCAGATTCATATTGGGGTAATCCTGAAAGATATAAATTTAGAGCATTTATTGATTCATTCGCAACAGCAACAGAATTAATAATGGGTCAAGACAGACTTGTTAAAGGTACTTTCAATATAAGATTAAGAGGTTATATTATCCCTGATGTTATACAAAAAGATTTAAATGCAATGAAAAAGTATAATTCTAAAGCTAAAGTAACAATTACAACAGAAGCCGTAAGAGATATGAGAGATACTTCACCTTTAAGGAATCCTACAACAGATGGTAGAATAAGAGATTAATTTCAAAAAATTTAAATATATTTATAATCAAATATAATACATTATGTCTAAAAAGTTATCAGAAAAGGAGTTACAATTACTAAATAGTTATCAAACCAAAAATAATGATATAATATTTAGTTTAGGATCCATTGAATTAAATAAAATGGTCCAAAGTGAAAAAAAAGAGGAGTTATTTAGAAATTTTAAAGAACTTCAAAAAGAACAAGATGTTACTGCTAAAGAATTAGAAGAAAAATACGGCAGTGGAAACATAAATTTAACAAATGGCGAAATAAGTCCGATAGAATAGACTTTTGAGGAAATTTCTAATATTTATAACAAAATAATACTTTAATATATAATATAAAGCAATGGCAGAAACATTAATATCTCCAGGCGTATTGGCAAGAGAAAATGATCAATCATTTATCCAACAAAACCCATTAAATTTCGGTGCAGCAATCATAGGACCAGCAGTAAAAGGACCTGTAGAAAAGCCTACATTAGTTACTTCATTCAGTGAATACCAAGCAATATTTGGTCAAACAGTTGAAAGTGCTTCTCTACAATATTCTTACTTAACCTCTACGGCGGCTAACAATTATTTTAGACAAGGTGGAACTTCATTATTAGTAACAAGAGTTACTCATGGTGATTTCGCTCCAGCATTTACTTCAGGTAGTACTGCAGGATCTGGAAATAGTGGTATCATGAATACTGAAACATCAGAATCTATTGTATTACAAACAATTTCTGAAGGAACTATAATGAATAATTACCAAACAGCGGATGCAGCATCAGGTACTTTATCATTAGGTTCAGCAGATAACGTTAGATGGCAAATTGCTGGTGTTAATACAGGATCAGGTACTTTCTCTATAATAGTAAGACAAGGTAATGATACTTCAAACTCACCATCAATTTTAGAAACATGGAATGATTTATCATTAGATCCGTTTCAACCAAACTATATTGCAAGAGTATTAGGTAACACTACTTACGAAATAGCTCAAGATGGAGCAGATTATTACGTAAAAGCAACAGGAGATTTCTTAAATAGAAGTAGATATATTAATGTTAAATCTGTATTAACTCCAACACCAAATTTCTTCAACAATGCTGGAGGAGTAAGTAGCGGATCAGCAGGAACATTATATTCAAAATTCATCCCAGTAGCATCTTCAGGATCATTCACGGGAGCAACAGGAGAAAATGTTCAAGCATCAATGTCGCCAGCTAAATTTAATAGCGCGATAACAGACACGAATATACAGGGATTAACGGCAACAGATTACTCAGCATCAATATCTTTACTTAACAATAAAGATGATTATAATTTTAATGTAGTAGTTGCACCAGGATTAATTGGAGATTCATCATTTACAACCTCGTTAGTTCAAGTTAATTCATTAGTAGCATTAGCAGAAAATAGACAAGATTGTATAACAGTAGTTGACCCATCAGCATATGGTAAAACAGTATCACAAACAGTAGCAAGTGCTACAGCATTTGATTCAAGTTATGCAGCTGCGTATTGGCCGTGGTTACAAGCAATAGACCCGACTAGCGGCATGACCACTTGGTCCCCAGCGTCAGCGTTTATTCCAGGCGTATATTCATTTACAGACGCATCATCTGAACCATGGTTTGCACCAGCAGGCTTAGTTAGAGGTGCTTTAGGAAATGTTATTAGAGCAGAACAAAGATTAACATCAGGACAAAGAGACACTTTATATAGTGGAAATGTAAATCCAATAGCAACATTTCCAGCAAGTGGAGTTGTAGTATTTGGACAAAAAACATTACAACGTAGAGCAAGTGCATTAGATAGAGTAAATGTAAGAAGATTGTTAATAGCAGTTAAATCATTTATAGTACAAGTATCAGATAACTTAGTGTTTGAGCAAAATACAATTAGTACAAGAAATAACTTCTTGACACAAGTTAACCCATACTTGGAATCAGTACAACAAAGACAAGGTTTATACGCGTTTAAAGTTGTAATGAACGAAACTAACAATACACCGGATGTTATTGATAGAAACGAATTAGTAGGTGCTATTTATTTACAACCAACTAAAACAGCAGAATTCATAATCCTAGATTTCAATGTATTACCAACAGGAGTTGATTTCCCTGCATAAAAACTAAAAGACAGAATATTTATAATAAAATAAATAAAATAATAAAATGGCAGTATTAGACCCAAACGAAATATTTTTCACAGCTTTTGAACCTAAACAAAAGAATAGATTCATAATGTATGTAGATGGAATTCCTTCTTATCAAATTAAGGGAATCGGAGCTGTAACACTAACTCAAGGAACAGTACCTTTAAATCATATAAACGTTCAAAGGTTTGTTAAAGGAAAAACAACTTGGGGAACAATTCAAATGACGTTATTTGATCCAATTACTCCTAGTGGTGCTCAAGCATGTATGGAGTGGGTCAGATTACATCATGAATCAGTAACAGGTAGAGATGGATATAGTGATTTCTATAAAAAAGATTTAACTATGAACGTATTAGGACCTGTAGGTGATATCGTATCTGAATGGGTCATTAAAGGAGCTTTAATTACAGAAGCTAACTTTGGAGATTTCAATTGGGATACTGAAAATGCTGCACAAGAAATACAATTAACTGTACAACCAGATTACTGTGTTTTAAATTTCTAAAAGAAATTAACATATTTTTAAAAATAGCTTGGCTTACGCCAGGCTTTTTTTTATATTACATATGTATACACGAACAAAGTTTTAATTAAATAAAGATTATGAGTGAATTTAAATTTCCTACTGAAACAGTAGATTTACCCTCCAAAGGATTAGTTTATCCTAAAGAACACATATTACGTAGTGGTAAAGTAGAAGTAAAATATATGACTGCTAAAGAAGAAGATATTCTTACTAACTCGGCATATATTAAAAATGGAACAGTAATTGATAAGTTAATAGATTCTGTAATAGTAACAGAAGGAGTTAACCAAAAAGACCTAATAGTAGGAGATAAAAATGCTGTAATGATAGCTACCCGTATTTTAGGATATGGTGCTGATTACAAAGTTATGATTTCAGGAGAAGAACATACAATAGATTTAGGGCAGATAGAAAATAAAGAATTTGACGTTTCTTTAATAACAGAGGGTCAAAATGAATTTAGTTTTAAACTACCCCATTCTAAAGTTGACTTAACTTATAAAATATTAACGGGGAATGATGAAAATAGTATTAATAGAGAAGTTCAAGGTCTAAAAAAATTAGATAAAAATTCTAGTGCAGAATTATCTACTAGAATGAAATATATGATCCTTTCAGTAAATGGGGATTCAGAGAAAAAAACCGTTAGAGAATTCGTAGATAATGGCTTTTTAGCTAGAGATGCTAGAGCTTTTAGAGATCACATTAAAACTACATCCCCGGATGTAGATTTATCCTATGTATTGGATAACGGGAAGGAGGTAGAGGTCTCAATTGGCCTAAACTTTTTTTGGCCTGAGCTCGGAAACAGCCTCTAATATTAGATTATCCATATTTAAACAAATTCACGAAATAGTATTTCACGGTAAAGGTGGTTATGACCATCAAACTGTATATAATATGCCTCTTTGGTTAAGAAAATATACTTTTCATCAAATAAGTGAATTTTATGAACAAGAATCAAAAGCACAAAAAGATGCCTCAAACTCAAATGGTCAATCAAATGTAATAGACTCAGAAGGTAAAGTAAACACTCCAGACTTTTTAAAGGGTGATAATAGTTTTAAAGGTAAAAGTGGTTATAAATAAATTTTTTTTTAATATTTATAACATATAACTAAAAAATATTATAACTATGCCTATAGGTGATGGTAAGGGTCAAAAGGAAGCCAAAAAAATCAATGAAGAATTAGGTTATATCCTAGATGCCGTTAGTAGCATTGGGGATAAGTTAGTTGCATCATTTGAAGACGCGGTTGATGGGGCAGATGCACTTAATAGTGGTGTAGAAATTATAGGTAAAACCCTGCAACGTGGTTTAGCTGCTGATCTTAAAGCAGTAGTAAAAAATACAAACAATTTAATAGATTTAGGAACTAAAGTTAGTTTAGGGTTAGCAACCCAAGCAGACTTAGCTAAATCTTCCGAACAAATAGCTTTTAGTAAAGCAAGATTACTAGTAAAACAAGAAATGTTAGCTGGTAAGTTAACGGACAAACAGAAAGAACTTTTAACCTCTGAGCTTTCAGAAATAGATGCCCAAGAAGCAATAAATAAAAAGTTAGAAATTAGGTTTAAAAAACTACAAAAGAGTAAATCTTTAACCGAAATATTTAGGGATAATTTAAAATCTGCTGCTGATGAAATAGATAAAACAGGTACCTTATCTGCATTATTATCTGGAAATTTTAAAGATATAGTAAGTGTTCAAAGATTAGGTGAGTTAGCAATGGTAGCTTTATATAAAGCAGTAGTTGCAACCGATAAACAAGTCGGTGAGATGGCTAAAGGTATGAATCTTACATATCACGAAGCTGCTCAATTGCAAAATGAAATGCAAAAGGTAGCTACTACCTCAATGTCAGCTAAATTAACAGCTAAGGGATTAGGTGAAGCCTTAATGGCAATAAATTCAGAATTAGGTATTACTAACACTACTGTAGATGAAAATTTAGTATTTTTCCAACAAATGCATAAATATGCAGGGTTAACATATGAAGAATTAAAAGGAGTTAATGCTATCACAAATGCTACAGGTGGGGATTTAAAATCAAATACAGGTGAAATTTTAGCACAAGCTAAAATACAAGGAACAAAATTAGGAGTATCCTTAAATGAAAAGGAAGTATTAAAAGACATAAGCAAAGTATCAGCTGCTACTACAATATCACTTGGAATGAGTGCTAGTGAAATAGGTAAGGCAGTAAGTGTTGCTAAATCATTAGGTTTAGAATTAGGTAAAGTTGATGACATAGCAGGTAGTTTACTTGATTTCGAATCTTCAATTTCAAAAGAATTAGAAGCAGAATTATTATTAGGAAAAGATATTAATTTAGAAAAAGCAAGAACCGCGGCTCTAAATAACGATTTAGCTACGGTAGCCAAAGAAATAGCAGAACAAGCAGGAACAGCAGCGGAATTTGCCTCTATGAATAGAATAGAACAGGAGGCATTAGCTGGAGCTGTAGGAATGGGTAGAGAAGAATTAGGTCAAATGTTATTTACCCAAGAACAATTAGTAGGTTTATCAGGAGAAGAAGTAGCTTTAAGAGAAACTCAAATTAATGACTTACAAGCTAAAGGTTTATCACAAGATCAAATAAAAGCAAAATTAGCAAAACAAAGTGTATCTGATTTAAAGAAACAAGTTAGTGTTCAAGAAAATTTAGCAGCAGCAGTGGATAAATTAAAACAAGTATTTATTGGTTTAGCAGGCCCTATTCTTCAAATTGTAGCACCTATAGTAGATATATTAATCCCAGCAATAGCTGCACTAGGAATATTATTAATGCCAATCACAGAAGGTTTTAAAGTTATAGGTGACAGCGTATCAGAAGCATTTGGGTTTATAGCAGGCACAAATGAGGAATTAAGTGTTATGTCGGCTATTATTGCTACTATAGTTGGAGCATATACAGCTTATTATGCTATATCTAAAGGTATACAAGTAACCCAGGGAGTAATTGCAGGCATACAAGCAGTTCAGCTAGGAATACAAGGAAAACGAAATCTTTTAGAATCAAAAGGTTTAGTTAAAACTGTAGGTACAGCTATTTTTAGTGCTATATCTTCATTCTCTAAAATACCATTTGGAATTGGGATTCCTTTAGGTATTATTGCAGCAGCAGGTATTGCTTCAATGGCAGCTAAATATTTAACTGGAGATGATGTGATGTCACCAGGTAAAAATGGTGGGGGGTATGGTAACCGTACTTTAATGGGCCCAGAAGGAGCAATAGCATTAAATAACAAAGATACAGTTATAGCAGGAACTAATTTATTTCCAAAAGGTGACGACGTTATGTCAGCGGGTGCGGGCGAAATACAAATGCCAGCCCCAGCAGATAATAGTAGAATGGAAGGATTATTAGAATCCTTAGTTCGAGACCAAAGATCAAGACCTGTAATAGCAAACCCAGGAGTAATACAAATACAATAATATAATATTTATAATAAAAATCAATAATCATGAGTATATTAAAAAAACTTGAAAGCGGAGACTCAACATTAACAGGACTTAATGGAAGTTCTCCAACCCCAACAGATCAACAAATTTCTAAATTACACTTTGACTATTCTTTAGATGGTAAACCTTACGTAAAAGGAGAACCACAACCTACCCAATTAGCAGGGGAAGTTAGAGAAGGTGGTAAGTATATGAACAACTTACCTTCATAATAAATGGGCTTAGTTGATCTACAAACAGATCTAACGTCATTAAGGTATGGAAAAGATACTGTAGGCGGAGGATGGAGTGGACAACCTTATGTAACTAAAAATCCACCAAATGATTTAGAAGATATTTCTAGAACAGGAGGTCCAGATTTTTTACTTAGGGGTGGAACTCTCTTTCCTGGACACGCAATAGATGATGTATCTAGATTGACAAAGATGTTTTTTGACTTTGGAGGAAGTGCAATTAGAGGACCTTTATTCATAGCAAAACAAAATGTATTATCGTTATCTAACGTAGATACAACTACAGGTTACATCAACTATTCAGAGGCACAAAATACTGGTGGTGGGGGTAATGAAGGATCATCTCCACAATCTGCTATAGGTAGATTTATTAAAGACAATTTAGCACTAAATCAAGGTATTTATACACCTTTATCTACATTAGCTGCGGCCGCAGGCGTAGGGTTAGGAATTTATCCAAATAAACAAGGATTAAATCCATTTAACCCGATGCAAGGAATGGAAGCGGGTGATATTCAAACTACCCCTAATGGGTTAACATTACCTACTTATGTTCAAATAATAAACGGGGGTACAGAAGGAAATAAAAGTAGACTATTAGGTTTTTTACCTAAAATGGATAAGACTGTAGGTGGAACAACAGGGGCAAACGATTTAAATTTATATTCATATACAGGAGGACCAGGTGCAACTTTAGGAGTAGGTAAAACTAATATTAATATGCTCCAATCCCAAAGAACAGGAGCAAATAACCCAAATTTACTAAATTTAAAACCTACAATATCTTGGTCTTCAGGAACAACCGAAAATTTATTTAACAGACCTCCGGTGTTTGGGGTAACAGCTAATGCACTTACATCTCCTCCTTTATTTCGCCCAGCAACACCTTCATTTACTGGTTTAAGAGGAAATACAGGGTACACTCGTACTATTAATCAAAGCCCAACAGTTAATGATCAAAGTTTAAATAATGAAGTAAACAATGATCAATTTTTAAGGGTTGGTGCAAGTGTTGCCTATTTAGGAAATAGTTTTATTTTAGGTACAACTATTGATAATGCAAAATCTAATTTTTTACCTAATGGAAAAGTTCAAAATCAATTTAGTATCTATGATAATAATAATGATCCCTTTTCATTAATAACTAAAATAGGTAATAAAGCATTTAAAAGTGGATTAAATGAGATAAATGCTATTTCAACATGGACTCATAAAGAACTTGAACAACAACCTAAGAATACAGGGGTTGATTTAGAAAGTTTTGAAACTAAAATACCAGATGTTGATAATAATGACCAAATACCTAAATCACCTTCTTACATAAATAAAAACATAAACCAGAGAGTTAACTTAGGAAACCCGGGAAAACGAGGTAATATAAAAAGTTACTCTATAGGAAAAAATGGAACTGGGGTATTAGAAAACCAACGCAATGCTTTAGATAAGATTACAGCTATGCCTTTGTATAATTCTGATAAAGTTACAGATTCATCCTTAAAAAATGATTTAGTAAAATTTAGAATAGGTGTAATAGATAATAAAGACCCTAATAAAAAAACATACATTCATTTTAGAGCATTTATAGATAGTTTTTCTGATAATTACTCTGCTAATTGGGGTTCCCAAAAATTTATGGGTCGTGGAGAAGATTTTTATAAATACGAAGGATTTGATAGGAGTATCTCAATGGGTTGGACCGTAGCAGCCCAATCTAAACAAGAATTGATACCAATGTATCAAAAATTAAATTATTTAGCTTCAACCCTTGCACCTGATTATTCAAGTAACGGGTATATGCAAGGAAATCTTATTACATTAACAGTAGGAGGATGGTGCTATGAACAAACAGGAATAATGGAAGGTATAACTTTAGATGTACCTCAAGATTCACCTTGGGAAATAGCAATAAATGATGAAGGAAATTACGATGGAAGTGTAAAAGAATTACCTATGATAGTAAAGGTATCAGGATTTAATTTTAAACCTATCCATAATTTTGTACCAAGAGTACAACAAAATAACTTTGCTACAGGGGAATGGAACGGTATGTCAGCTAATTTTGCAAACTCATTTGGACAAGAAAGATATATTGGTTTAACTAATGGAACTAATAGTAATTATGATGGTAATGAAAAAACACCTAACTACCAAGCAGTAAAAAAATAAATAATGGGGAGATATACTCAAATACCGATAAGAAAAAAACAAAAATCTAAAACCGTAGTAGGTAAAAGATTTTACGGTACTACTATATACCCTCAAATACCATTAAATTTCCAAGATACTTATGTATTTACCCAAATGGGAGATAGGTTTGATATTATAGCTCAACAATATTATGGAAATTCTAATTATTGGTGGGTTATATCTATTGCAAATGAAACATTAAAACAATCATCACTATATTTGCAACCTGGTTTACAAATTCGTATACCATCACAATTAGGAGCAGTGTTATCTGAATTTAATGCACTGAATGGAAACTAAACGTTATGAGAGGAAACTTATTAGGAGAACAATTTGACTTAAGAGTATCGGAACAAATAAATATCCGTCAAAAAACCCATGGTAGTGGCTTTTCAGGCACTAGAAGTACTGAGCAAATAAATTATCTAAATAATAGAAATGCTTGGTTAAAGATGGCATCTTCTGTTTATGTAGTAGGAGATAGCACCAATACCGATATTAACATTCAACAAAAAACTGGAAAAAAAGATGATGATGGTAAGGATATAACTAAAAAATTTAATTTTAATACTGATGTCGATGCTGATGGAGTAGCAGATGGAATAAATAGACTAAAAGATATAGGAATTTCAAATCCAGAAAACTTTGTAGGAAACCTTTTAGCACAACAAACAGTATTATTTAATACATTATCAACAGTAAACCCCTCAAAAGGAGCGGCGGTAGCTGTTGATGAAAATGGTGTATATAATAGAGATGCGACAACTTCCGGAACTTATGATTTTAGGTCGGGTGTAACTAAAAGTAATGGTTTATGGAATAATAATAGTTATGGTTTAGGTGGAACTGATTTTGGGTTATCACCAGCACCTGGATTAATAGATGCATCGATAGAATGTGTAAATAGAGGATCAATAAGAAAATGTTCAATTACACTTAAAGCATACAATAAATTCCAATTTGAATTGCTAGAACTAGTTTATATGAGACTAGGATATTCTGTCATGTTAGAATGGGGATGGGATAAATACATAGCCAATGATGGGTCTTACCAACAAGTAGAAAATACTATTATTGAGGATAAATGGTTTAGTCAAAATGGAGTTTCTCAAGTAGAAATGATTGAAGATATTAAAAATTATAGAAATTTATATGATTTTAATTATGATGCCTTTTTTGGTAAAGTAACAAATTTTGAATGGACGTTTAATGCTGATGGTACTTATGATATAAAATTAGACCTTATTACAATAGGTGATGTAATAGAATCTTTAAGCGTTACAGCAGCAGGAGCACAAACATCTGAAGATGCTATACTATTAGATACTGAAGATGCTACTTGGCCCTTTTCTAATGGTGATGTATTTAATAAATTAGAAGTAGGTGGAAATGTTGACGGTAATAATATTATAGCGGGAGCCGGTAGTAATAAAATGTCTGAGCAGTTATATTTAGACGTTAGAGATAGGGATTTTAGTAAAAATGAAACTGAAGAGGATAGAAATTTCTTTTCGTGGGAAGTATCTAGGGCAGAATCAGGACAAAATTACCCCGAAATTGACCAATCAAATTATAATTATTTTATGACTTTTGGTCAACTAATGAGATACCTTTCAGAGAATACCTGTCCTACAGTAATGACAACTTCAGGTAAAGCTAGAAAACAAGTAGAATTTGACGGGGCCGAATATAATGTTATGAGTGCCTTTCCAAATATGGTATCTTTAGATCCTAGGGTTTGTTTAATAAAACCTTTATTTTTTGATTCTGAAGGTGATGGGACTATAATTTATACCCCAAGTTATTTTAAAAGTTTAAGTGATTGTGTAGTACAAAATGGAGACATATTATTTGGGAGAATAATGAACATTTATATAAACTTTGAACATATAGCTAAACTTTTAAATAGTAAAAATAAAGATGGGGATTTAAGTATGTTTAGTTTTTTAGAAGAGCTATGTAAAGACATAAACGCTGCTTTAGGTAATGTTTGTAATTTAGAACCTATTCTAAAAGACGATTATATAGTTACTATTATAGACCAAAACCCAATACCCGGTCTAATACCAAAAGATACATCAACCCCCTTAGAAGTATTTGGATATAATGTAAATAATAATACATCTAACTTTGTAACAGATATTAAATTTACATCTAAAATAACACCTGCATATGCTACACAAATATCTATTGGAGCAACAGGTGGAACTAGTAAAACAAAAAATCAAGATAGTACTGCATTTTCTAAATGGAATGTAGGCTTATTAGATAGATTTGCAGCACAAATTGTAGATGCAACAGGTGGAGGAACACCAACAGACCAAGAACGAATACAAAAAGCTTGGGAGGATGGGGAAGAAGTTGGTGCATTTAGAGAAGGATTAAATAAAACAGGAAATTTTATTAGTGGATTAATATTAGGTGATGATGGTGTGTTTGATCCAATAGAAGCAGTTAGCAATGTTTGGAAAATTATAACTTTTAGGATGCCACAAGTAGTAGCAGATAGAAAAACAAAAGGCATCAATACATCAGCAAAAGAAGCAAAATCAATAGAAGATGGGGGGGATGGTCCCGCTAAAAATATAAAGTTTTTAGGAAAAGGATATGATAATTATGAATATGAAGAATGGAAAGAAAAAGGAAAGCAAATACTACAAGCAATTGAAGAAGAAAAGAAAAATGCTAGACTAACCACAGATGACTATAAAGCTATGTTTGGTTCTAACTATAATTTATGGTTAGTTAGAGCTTTTGGTGGAAAAACTACATTCGATTCTAAATTACAAAGGACTAATAGTACTGTAAAGACAATTTCTCCTGATAAAACTTTATATACTAAAATGGAGAGTGATTTTATAGGACAAGGTAAATCTGCTTTTAAAGCTTATATGGTTACTACTACTGACCAATTAATGAAAAAATACTCAAAACCTTCAGGTAAAATAGGCTTTATACCTGTGGATTTATCATTAACTTTAGAAGGAATGTCTGGTATACTCATTTATAATAGTTTACCTATTAGACAAAATTTCCTACCAAAACAATATGATAGGGCCCTTAAGTTTATAATAACAAAAGTTAACCATAAAATATCAGGTAATAGTTGGACAACTTCTCTTAATACATTAGCAACATCACCTGTAGAAACATTCCCATTAGGTGCCGCGATTACAAAACAATTTAGTTCTGAAAGTACATTTCAAACTTATGAATCTTCGGGTCCTATACCTTCGGACCAAGCATTTAGAATTGTAGATAGTAGATCAGGGGCGGGGGGTAATGATGTTTCTATTGATTATATAGTATCACAATTTAATAACACGGTACAAACTAAGTGGAGGTCATTATTTGAAGCCTTAAATGAAAAATACCCTGGGTACACGGCTTATGTAAATGCAATTGGAAGGACAAACCAAAAATCAGCAGAATTACAAAGTCAAGGAGCAAATGCGGCCCCAGGTAAATCTAAACATAATTATTATAGTGCGGTAGATATGAATATTAGAGACCCAAAGGGGAAAACTTTTATGAAAAAAGAAAGAGAACCATGGTTAAACTCTGGTATTGTTACTTTAGCTGAATCATTAGGGTTTAAATGGGGTGGTAATTTTAGTGGGTATGTAGATAGCATCCATTTTTACACAGACTTTAATATAAACGTAGCATATCAAAATGCTCAAGCAGACAACGCAGGCAAGGGACCAGGCGATTGGGAAACTAAAAATACAAAATTAACAGGAACTTTAAAACCAACTTTTAATTACCAACAACAGTATGCTACAGTAACCCAAGACCCAGTAAATCCAGAACCTGGAGCTACAGTAACAGTTTATATTAATTATAATGATGGACAAGGTAAAATAGCATCGGGAACAGGAACTGTAGATATCCCTATAGTTAATAGAAATCAAAGCCAAAAAACAAGAAATGCAATTAATGCCGCTGAGCTTCAAGCAAAGGGAGATGTAATAAACCAATTAAGTTAAAATATGTATTACCCAAAAACACAAATAATAGAAAACCAATATGCTAACGCGGGTGAGTTTGTAGTAGACTCTTCCCAAGAGCCTTATAGTGGTCCTTACTTTAAAACATCAGAAGGTAGATTTTATAGTGGAAAAAATTATCAAGACACTCCTAACTATCTGTTAGAGTTATTATCCCCAGGTACGTCAACACAAAACCAATCTCAAATTGAGGCTGAAACTAAACCAGATTCTTATTATATTATTAATGATGGTTATTATGCTGCTAAAAATTATAAGGTAAGTAGGCTTAGCCCCAGAGGTCCAAAATCTATTATACCTCAACCAACCCCACAAGATTATCAATTAGGTGAATTTCAAAGATATTTTTTAAGAAAACCAAATGGTAATACTATTATAGAAATAAACCAAAAGGAATTTAATTTATTTGCGGGTCATGATGAAAGTGTACAATGGCAATCTTACCAACCCCTTCAACAAGCTTGGACATTAACTGGTGATACTCCAAAGGATGTAGGTAATGTTAATTTTAATATAAGTACATTAATTGAATTTAGGTTTAAAGCTTATGGGTTTGTTCCTTATTTTAGAGGAAAGTTTGATCAATATTATAAAAAGCTTGGATAATAACAAAGGCTTTCGTATATTGGGGTAAAATGGTTATAAATGTATTGGTTAATAGAAGATGAAGAACAATTAAGTGTTTTAATAAATAGTGGTTATAAAGAGGCTTTTATAGAGGTTATCCCCTATAATAACAACATTCACCCATCTATTAATAGTATTTCACTAATATACATACGCCCGATTAACGCGCGTAAAGGTTTTATTGTATGCGTTACGCATAGTGAATGTTTGAATGCGTTAAACACGCGTATAGACGCATTAATATCGAAGTTTAATGTGTTGTATTGCCGCGATAAAAAGGAGATGCTACATTACTTTCCAACTAAAGCTCTTTATGACATAAACACACCACCTACTACATATATACGACCAACAACTAAAGCACACGAGATAATATATAGGAAACATGGAGATGAACCGGATGTTAACCTAATTGTACCTATTGTTAAACATTATGAATTGTGTGAACAAATTTTTGATGACTTAAAAGCAAATATAAACCTAGAAAAAACAAAATATAATGAATTCTTTAACAATACAGTATCCTTGGTGTTCAACTACATCGAGCGAAGTGGAATACAGATACACAATGAAACCTTCGAAAAACACTTTTATCCCACTGTTGATAAACGAGTCTACACACAGTTCAACTTAAAAACAACTACTACTAGACCATCTAATAAATTTAAAAATGTAAATTATGCCGCACTTAACAAAGACAACGGATGTAGAAAGTCTTTTATTCCGAGTAATGATTATCTTTACGAAATTGACATTAGCAGTTTTCATCCTAGCTTGTCTTGTCGCCTCGTTGATTATACTTTCCCCACTGTTGATATTCATTCTCATTTACAACAACTCTATGGAGTAAGTTACGAGAAATCAAAAGAGCTGACATTTAAGCAACTATATGGAGGAGTATTTGATCAATATAGACATATCGAATTTTTTAAGAAAATTGATATATACGTAAAAGAACTCTGGGATGAATATAAGAGTAAGGGTGAGATAACGTGCCCAATATCTAACTTTGTATACAAAAAAGATACACTTGAAGACATGAACCCACAAAAACTATTTAATTATTTGCTACAAAACTTGGAGACGTCAATGAATGTTCGTATATTGTGGGACATAATTAAAATAATAAAAAATAAGAAAACTAAGTTAGTATTATACACATACGATTCATTCTTATTTGATTGGGATAAAGAAGAAGAGCAGGTGATGGACGATATCAAAATGGTATTTTCTAAATATAAATTAAATATAAAAACAAAACAAGGTTATGATTACGATTTTAGATAGAGAGCCAAATACGTATAATGCGAATTACGATATTGTAAAAAATATCCAAAACATAGGAGATTTGAATAATAAATTATTCTGTACATTTACTAACCTAGAAAACTTAGATAGTCTTATTGACAATCTAACATCTAAATACACTATTATCTATAACAAGATGTTTGTTTTAGAGATTGTAGGGAAAGATGAATACGTTGTTACTTACAATGTAGACCAAGGAAATGTAACAGACATACCAGATAATACAATCCTAGTACATAGGAAAAAAGAGTCCAACACTTTGTATACTATTAATGCCCTTAATGAGCTTATTAAAAAGCTAAACGGAGGTGTAGTAGATACTAAATACCAAGTAGATTGGCAACATTACAGAAATTGTGTTTTACTTACCCAACACAATGAACTTTCACAATTAAATACAAAAATACACAAAATAATTGAACTATAGTTTGGCTACCCAAATTATAGGTCGTATATTGTGGTTACATTAACAGTTATAAAAATAGTTATATTATGGATTTAAATGCGCTTAAACAGAAGTTGGATACACTCCAACAAAAAACACCTGTGGGTGGACCAAAAAGAGATTATTCTCTAACGTTTTGGAGACCAACAGTAGGAAAACAACAAATTAGAATTGTACCATCAGCGTACAGTGCTAGCAACCCATTTTCAGAATTAAAATTCTATTATGGTATTACAAACAAGGTGATGTTATCACCTGAAACTTGGGGTGAAAAAGACCCAATTGCTTTATTCGCTAAGAAACTTAGAGAAGAATATAGTAAAGAAAATTACCTATTAGCTAAAAAGTTAGATGCTAAAACTAGAATCTTTGCACCTGTAATCGTTAGAGGTGAAGAAGATAAAGGTGTTAGATTATGGCAATTTGGAAAGTTAGTTTATGAAGAATTACTTTCACTAGCAGTAGATGATGAAATTGGTGATTATACTGACATTGTAAATGGTAGAGACATTACTATTGAAACAGTAGGACCAGAATCTACAGGTACTCAATACAACAAATCATCAGTTAGAGTTAGACTTAAACAAACACCACTTAGTGATGATGCTACTCAAGTAGAAACATGGTCAAATACACAACCAGACCCTAAAGCTGAATTTAAAAAATTCACATTTGATGAAATGAAAGATGCTTTAGAAAAATGGTTATCACCTGAGGAACAAGAAAGTGAAGGCGATGATTCAGCACCAACAGGTCCTGCAACAACCCCAGAAGCTTCTAAATCTAATTTTAGCCTAGATACTTCAAATGTAAAACAATCAAAAACCGACCAATTTGACTCATTATTTGATGATAAAGATGGTAAAACTGATGATTTACCTTTCTAAGTATGGCAAAAAAACCATCAAAATCTCTCTCGGCGGCTGTGTCTGCCGAAATTAAGAGTAAATTTGACCTTAATAAATTTAAACAGAACAAAGGTTTAGATAAAAACGTTAAATTTAAGGAACAAAATTGGATACCATTATCACCTGCTTTTCAAGAAATAGCTGGAGTACCTGGGATACCAATGGGACACATTTCATTACTTAGAGGACATTCTGATACAGGTAAAACAACAGCTTTACTTGAAGCAGCGGTTTCAGCCCAAAAAATGGGAGTATTACCCGTCTTTATTATCACTGAGATGAAATGGAATTGGGAACATGCGGCTCAAATGGGGTTAGAAGTTAATCTAATTAAAGATAAGGATACAGGTGAAGTACTTGATTACGATGGTAACTTTATTTATGTTGATAGAGAAACAGTACACACTATTGAAGATGTAGCTGCCTTTATTATGGATTTACAGAATGAACAGAAAAAAGGTAATTTACCTTACGATTTATGTTTTTTCTGGGATTCAATTGGATCAATTCCATGTGCTATGTCAGTTGAAAAACTGAAGAACAATAACGAATGGAATGCAGGTGCAATGTCAACTCAATTTGGTAATACAGTTAACCAAAGTATTGTAATGTCTCGTAAAGAATCAGCACCATATACAAACACCTTATGTGCTATTAATAAAGTATGGACTGCTAAAGCAGAATCACCTATGGGTCAACCAAAGATGATGAACAAAGGTGGAATGGCTATGTGGTATGATGCAACATTTGTAGTTACGTTTGGTAATGTTTCGAATGCTGGTACATCTAAAATTAAAGCAATTAAAGGTGGTAAGCAAGTAGAATGGGGTAAACGTACTAATTTACAAATTGATAAGAACCACGTTAATGGTATTCAGTCAAGAGGTAAAATTGTTATGACAACACACGGTTTTATTGAAGATACTGATAAGGATAAAAATGCTTATAAGAAAGAACATTCGGAAGAATGGGCTAAAATCTTAGGAGGAGGAAAATTCGAAATTGTAGAAGATACTGAGGATGTAACACCTGTGCTTTTCGACCCACAGGACTTATAAAACAAAAACATGAAGCATAAAGAGTTATTTAAGTTGCTGGACGAAGTTCAGGAGCAAGGGGAGGAATCTACTCCAAACAGGCATGATAAAGTATTAATTTTAGATGGTTTAAATCTATTTTTTAGAAACTTTGCTATGATGAATATGGTTAATCCTGATGGGGTACATATTGGGGGATTAGGAGGTTTTTTTCGCTCTTTAGGTGCAATGATTAGACAAACACAACCTACATCTGTTTATGTAGTATTCGACGGGGCAGGTTCTACGGTAAATCGTAAGAACTTGCTCTCCGAGTACAAAGGAACAAGAAATTTACAAAGGATTACTAATTGGGAAGCGTTTGATAATATTGAAGAGGAACATGATTCGAAAATCGACCAAATTGTACGTATAATCCAATATCTTAAGCTGTTACCCGTTAAAACCACCATACTCGATAAGGTTGAAGCTGATGATATTATAGCCGTGTTAGCTGAAAAACTAGTAGAAAAACATGATTCAACTTGTTTTATAGTATCAAGTGATAAGGATTTCTTACAATTAGTAACTGATAAAATTATTGTATACCGACCAATGGAGAAAGAATATTACACTCCAAAAGTAGTAGAAGAAAAATTCGGTTTATTACCTCATAACTTTATTTTACATAAAACATTATTAGGTGACAATTCAGATAATATAAAAGGAATTAAAGGTTTAGGTGCTAAGGGCATATTTAAAAGGTTTCCTGAGTTAAAAACAGAAGAATTAACACTTCAAGACATTTTCGATATATCTGCTAGGAAATTCAAGGAACACGTCGTATATTCACGCATAGTTCAGGAACAAGCAAGAATTGAAACTAATTATAAGGTTATGGATTTAAGTATCCCTATGATTGATGATAAAGGTAAAGAACACATTGATGAATTAATTTCTGAAGAGTTACCTGAGTTTAATGCTGAATTATTTATACAATTATACAATGAAGATAAATTAGGTGGGATGATTAGAAATGTAGACATATGGTTAAATGATATTTTTACTCAATTCCCAATTTATAAACAATAAAACAAATTAAAGGTTATGACATTACATTCACTAAATCAGTATGGACATGATTTCCAAATAAAAGTCATTTCATCACTGCTTACTCATAAAGATTTTTTAATTAATATACATGATATTATTAGTGAAGAATATTTCGAAAATAGTGCACATAGGTGGGCTATAAAAGAAGTATTAAATTATTATGAAAAATATCACACTACACCTTCATTAGAAACATTAAAAATTGAATTACAGAAGGTAGATAATGAAGTATTACAAATTGCAATTAAAGAGCAATTAAAAACCGCATATGTTAGTTCTGATGAGGATTTAAAGTATATTCAAGAAGAATTTACTAATTTTTGCAGAAACCAACAATTGAAGAAGGCCTTAATGTCCTCAGTTGATATGTTAAAAGCTGGGGATTTTGAAGGTATTAGGTATTTAGTTGAAGGGGCTTTAAAAGCGGGACAAGATAAAAACGTAGGACATGAATATATTAAAGATATTGAAGAAAGGTATAGAGAGGATTCAAGAACAACTATTGAGACACCTTGGCCTAAGATCAATGATATATTACAAGGTGGACTGGGAAACGGAGATTTTGGTCTTATATTTGGTAGCCCAGGAGGTGGTAAATCTTGGTCATTAGTTGCTTTAGGAGGTTATGCTGTAAGAAGTGGTTATAATGTTTTACATTATACTTTAGAATTAGGAGAAGCTTATGTTGGAAAAAGATATGATGCTTTTTTTACTAATACTCCTGTTAACGAAACTATTAAATTAAGAGCAAGAGCAGAAGAAGTAATACCCCAACTACCAGGTCAATTAATAATTAAAGAATACCCCACAGGACGCGCAACTATGTCCACAATTGAATCGCATATTAAAAAAGTAGAGGGTATGGGAATTAAAGCAGATTTAGTAATTATTGATTATGTTGATTTACTTTCATCAAGACGTAAAAGTAGAGAACGTAAGGATGAAATTGATGATATTTATACAAGTACGAAGGGGTTAGCACGAGAACTAGACATACCTATTTGGTCAGTTTCTCAAGTAAACAGGGCTGGGGCCAACGACGATATTATAGAAGGAGATAAAGCAGCTGGATCTTATGATAAGTTGATGATATCTGATTTTGCAATGTCCTTATCAAGGAAAAAAGAAGATAAAATTAAAAACACTGGTAGATTTCATATTATGAAAAATAGATACGGTATAGATGGTCTTACATTTGCAGTCAAAGCTGACACAGCAACTGGTCATTTTGAAGTACATAATTATAATACCGATGTAGAAGATGAAGAAAATTTTTCACCCGCTGTTAAAACAAATAAGTTTGATACAGATGTAGACAAGTATGATAAAGCTGCACTAAAAAAGGCATACGATCCTAATTTTTTCACAATTTCAAAATAATAATTTAATAATTTAAAAGAATGGCAAAAACATCATTATTGCAGGAACGTATCGTTTACAAGCCTTTTGAATACCCAGAGGCACATGATTATTGGATGAAACAACAACAAGCACATTGGCTACATACAGAAGTACCAATGATGAGTGATGTTAATGATTGGAAGCAAATTTTAACTAAAACCGAAAAAAACATTATTGGTTCTATATTAAAAGGTTTTGCTCAAACTGAAACAGTAGTAAATGATTACTGGTCAACTTTAGTTACAAAATGGTTTAGAAAGCCTGAAGTAATTATGATGGCAGTTACATTTGCATCATTTGAAACTATACACGCTGAGGCCTATTCTTTGTTAAACGAAGAATTAGGATTAGATAATTTTGATGAGTTTTTAGAAGATGAAGCTACAATGGCTAAAATAGAAGCTTTAACAACAGTAAGAGATTCACATACGGGGGAGGCTAATTGGCATGAAAGAGCTAAATCTTTAGCAATTTTTTCTGCGTTTACCGAGGGAGTGAATTTATTTTCATCATTTGCGGTATTATTATCATTTAAATTAGATAATAAACTTAAAGGTGTAGGTCAAATAGTTGAGTGGAGTATTAGAGATGAATCACTACATTCGAATGCTGGTTGTTGGTTATTTAGAACTTTATTACAAGAACACCCAGAATTTAATACACCTGAATTAAAAGCAGATATTGAAGAAGCAGCAAGATTATCTTTAAAATTAGAATTAGATTTTATTGATAAAGTATATGAAATGGGAGACCTACCAGGTTGCCCTAAATATGATTTAATTTCATTTATTAAACATAGAGTAAACACTAAAATGGGTGATTTAGGTTATGGAGCTATAGTAAATGGTATTGATAAAGAAGCAGTACAAAGAATGAGTTGGTTTGATAACCTTTCAGGAGGAAAACAACATACAGATTTCTTTGCAAATAGAGTTACTAATTATTCAAAAGGTGTCCAAAATTGGGATGCTGGATCATTATTTTAAAAATATGGAAAACAACGCGTTACAAGTAGATTATAGTCAATGGACACCAGGTAAAGAATACCCTGAATGGATGGATGAAATCTCTTTAGCAACAATTTCTAAAGGTTATTTATTACCTGGGGAAACTGTTAAAACAGCATATAGAAGGGTAGCAAACGCATCAGCTAGTAGACTAAAAAAACCAGAATTAGCAGGTAAATTTTTTAAATATATTTGGAATGGTTGGATTGGTTTAGCATCCCCTGTTATATCAAATATGGGTACTGATAGAGGATTACCAATTTCGTGTTTTGGTATCGATACACCCGATTCAATACGTGGAATCGGTTTAACTAACGCGGAACTAATGAAGTTAACAGCATCCGGCGGGGGTGTAGGTATTTCGTTATCTCGCATTAGAGAACGTGGAGAAGGGATTACAGGAAACGGTAAAAGTGAAGGTGTAGTACCGTGGGCTAAAATATATGATTCATCAATTATTGCTACTAACCAAGGAAATGTTAGAAGAGGAGCAGCATCTGTTAATTTAGATATTGAACATGGAGATATTGAAGAATTTTTACAAATTCGTAGACCGAAGGGTGATCCAAATAGACAATGTCTTAATTTACATCAATGTGTTGTTGTAGGTGATTCATTTATGAGAAAATTAGAAGCGAGAGACCCAGAAGCAATGAATAAATGGGCTACAGTTTTAAAATCAAGAATGGAAACTGGAGAACCTTACATAATGTATAAGGATAATGTCAATAGAGATAATCCAATTGCTTATAGGGTAAACAACTTAGAGGTATCAATGACTAATATATGCTCTGAAATCACTTTATTTACAGATGAAGAACATTCATTCATTTGCTGTTTATCATCTTTAAACTTAGCTAAATGGGAAGAATATAGAGACACAGATTGCATTCAAACAGCGGTTTGGTTCCTAGATGGTGTAATGCAAGAATTTATAGATAAATCAAACGGCAAAGAAAGTTTAAAAAGAACACATTCACATGCTAGAAAAGGTAGAGCCTTAGGTTTAGGTGTAATGGGATGGCATACATTTTTACAACAGAAAAACTTACCATTTAACTCTGTTGCCTCTACAGTACATACAAGAAATATATTTAATAGAATAAGAAGTGAAGCTGAATCCGCATCAATGGATTTAGCAGCAGAATATGGAGAACCTTTATGGTGTAAAGGAACAGGTATGAGAAATACTCACTTATTAGCAGTAGCGCCAACAGTATCAAATTCTGTTATTTGTGGTGGTATTAGTGCGGGTATTGAACCCCTACCTGCAAATGTTTACACATTTAATGGTGCTAAAGGAACATTTATTAGAAAAAATAAAGTATTAGAAGAATTGCTTGAATCTAAGGGTGAAAATAAGAACAAATGGTGGGACCAAATGTTACAAGAAGGTGGATCTGTATTAAACTTACCAGATAGCATCTTATCTGCGGAAGAAAAAGAAGTATTTTTAACCTTTTCAGAAACAAACCAATTAGAATTAGTAAAACAAGCAGCAGAACGCCAAAAATATATAGATCAAACACAATCTTTAAACCTTTCATTTGATCCTAACGATTCTCCTAAATGGATTAATCAAGTCCACATGGAAGCGTGGAAATTGGGTGTAAAAACGCTGTATTATTTACGAACTGACTCAGTAATTAAAGGAGATTTAGGAAGTCGTATGGCTGACTGCCTATCCTGCGACGGATAACAAAATCCCTCTGAAAGGAGGGTAATTTTACATTTTTCTTTCATATTTATTGATAACAAATAAACTTTATAATATGAGAATATTAATATTAATCGTTTCGTTTATTTTGTTTTCCAATCAGTCATATTCACAAAACATTTTTAAAGATCTTTATAAAGACTTTCTAAAATACGGAACTGTTTATGGTGCAGGAGATGTTAGTAATTCAATTGAAGCCTCAGAACAAACTTATTTTGTAAGGACTAATCAGGATGGAAGTCTTTATTCTATCCCCGATGTAATAGATAATACTCCCGATTACCCATTCGATTACAGATATGGATTTGGGATTAGAAAATTAGCTAGGTTTAATTATGAAAGAAAACCTAAGAATTTTTATGATGGTACTGAAGACCAATTAGCTTTCACAGCACCTTCTTCTGCTTTAGATGGTTTAGAATATCAATTCCATTTAGAAAAGGAAAGATGGAGAGGTGAAGATTTCCAAAACCATAGATTCTTTTTAAAACACACAGGTAAATACCATATTGTAAAAGCTGAATCAAGAGAAGTAGGTAAAATCAACCTAAACTATATGTCAGCTGAAGTAAGAGCAAGATTACCAATTGGAGAAAAATTCTCAATTTCTGCAGGTGCCATTTATAGAACACATGAAAGAGCATATGGGTACAATCCTATAGAAATATGGTTAAATGAAATAGCAACATACACAGACCAAAATGGAAATCCCTATGATTACCCAGCAAATTATTGGTATACATTAGGATTTGAGTATGGTTATACAGATCATTTCACAACTTATACAGATGCAAACACAGGTAATACAACTCAAGATTGGATTTGGAAAGATGCAGATGGAAACATAGTAGCATATTCCGATTTAGAATTTAGAGAAAATGTCTTTACTAACTTAATGAACCGCTATAATAGAGAACAATGGGATTTATTAGATGCATTTGGGGAAGTTGCTCCTATAGTAGGTGCTGATTTTTACCATTATGAAGGTAAATTTTGGTTACACGCTTACGCAAATTATATATTACCCTATCACAAATACGTTCAAGGAAGTAAAGATTTCAGCTACTTAAATAGAAGTAACTGGGGAATGGGTGGTTTAAGAGAAGATTCAAAACCGGAACAATGGAGTGACTACTCTGCGGGTTTAAATTTAGGTTGGAAAGTAGGAAAAAATTTAGGAGTATTCATAGAAGGTGAATATGCTAAAATGTGGGATAGTGAATTGTTTAATACTACCTTTGGATTAAATTATACATTTAAATAAGAAATGGCACAACAATTAGGAGAAGGAACTAAAGTAACATTAGATTTAAAAACAATAGGAATGATAGTAGGCTTTGCTGTATCATTGTCGAGTATGTACTTTGTACTAAAATCAGACATTGCACGAGCAATGGAGTTACCAGAACCAGTTATTGAAAGGGTAGAATATGACTTAAAGGATGAGTTGATTCGACAAACAATAATGGATACCCAAGAAGATGTTGAAATGCTTTTAGAAAAATTTGAAAAATTGGAGCAGAGAATATATGAGTTAACCAAAAATCAATAACATGAAATATCTGTTAACATT